ATAGAAATTTCTTTAGACATTTTAGACGTCATAGTATAGCGAATATTTTTTAGAGTTCTAGTTAGTTGAGGGGAATATTATTTATTTGTCTCCCACACTTTTATTGTATAATTGTAATTTTTTTACAATATACCTAACTATTTCGCTTCTAACAATATCCTCTTCTGTTAGGTAAAACACATGGATACCCTTCTCTTTACTTTCGTCGTCGTTAAAAACATTACACATTCTCTCAAAACCAGACTTACCATTAATATCTGATTGCATAGGGTCTCCGCAAACAAAAAGCTTACTAAAATGACCTACACGTGTAAGGAGTGTAGTAAGTTCTTTAAATGTGCTGTTTTGAGCTTCGTCCATAATAATACCTTTAGCATTCCAACTTAGTCCTCTAAGGTATCCAGTGGGTTTACCGTCGATGCGTTTTTCTCTTAAAAGGGCATTAACGTCTGCAGCAAATAAAAGTTCATCAAGTTTTTCCATTAACGGTTCTAGATATGGGGATAACTTTTCTTCAGCATTCCCAGGCAAATATCCCATTTTGTTTTCGCTGCTTTCTACTATAGAACGAATATAAACCAAATCGCTTACTTTTTTAAGGTTCATTAACTCTAGAACTGCAAGAGTAGCTAAAAAGCTTTTACTGCTACCGGAAGGACCAGATAATAATATTACTTTAGTGTTATTATCTAAAGCTAATTTAAGAAAATCTTTTTGTTTATTTGTTAAATCCGGTCTTTGTCGTATTTGTACCGGTCTTTCGAGTTTTTGGGCCTGGTGGACTATTGGGCTTTTGTCTTTGGCATTTTCGTTATTGCTAGAGGGTTGTTTTTGTTTCAATAAACGTTTTTTCTTACTCATCTATTATATTTATCACAAATAGTAAATATTATATATGTTTAATAGTTTTGAAAATAAAGTTAGTAGTCTATTAAAGGAATTTACAGAGACTTTTCCAATAGAAGAAAAGAAAGGCTCCCGTTGTACTAAAGTAACAGGTCAACAAGCTTCTACCCGTAGCGATAAAAAGTATATGCGCTGTGCACGGGTCGGTGGTAAGTTAAAAAGAGTACATTACGGTGATCCTAATTTACGTATTAAAAAGTCAAACCCAAAGCGTCGTAAGTCTTTTAGAGCTCGTCACAAATGCTCTTCTGCTAAACCAGGTACTGCAAAATATTTTAGCTGTAAAAACTGGTAATTAAGAATTTATAAACGCATTAGCTGCAGCGTAGACCGCTACAGTTGCCCCTAAACCAAGTACTGCTATAGTGAGAGTTTCAGGAGTGCCGTCTATTTTCGTTCCAAAAGTACCAACCAATTCTTCTATATTTTGAACCCCGGTCCCGGATGATGTTCCTTGGCTTTTCGGTATAAAACCTGAATATAAAGAATAACCACCAGACACTGATAAAGATGATGACCCGTAGGCGTATTGGAGCCCGGCACTATCTACATCATTCCAACTTAGACTACCCCCGGTTACCGATGCCCCTCTATAAAGAGTGTATTTTGCATTTGAAGTATTGTCTGTATTGTATATAAAAAAGTCTTTTAAGCTTAACGATAAATTTGACCGGTCCGGTTTTAACCTTAATGCTAAAATAGGTGTCATGACCCCGTTTTGAGCTGTAATGGTCCCCGACGTAGAAGCGGTAGTCGCGGTTCCTAACTGTTCAGATACACCTTCATCTATAACAGTTGAGCAAATCTGCTTTAAAGTACCCGAACCTGCACCTATCTGTCTTATTTCATAACGTATTGGCTGATTAGGAGAAGTCATATACGGGCTTGTTAAAGTGTTAAAATTGTTTATATGGTGAGCATAATATAATTTACCGTATAGATAAAAACCAAATCTTACTCTACCTAAACCTAGCCATTCATAATCTAAACTAAATATTTGACCTTTAGTAAAATCTATAGTTAGACCAGAAGCCCCGGTACCATTTAATTTATCTACATTCCAACTTGACTGAGGTATAGTTGTAGTAGTTGTGGTACCGTTTAAAGTTTTTACTACGTTAAAACTCGGTCCATTTTCAGTTATTTCTAAATATAAACCGTCTGACGGTACGTATGGGGCAGCTGATAAGCCTTGAAACAAACCTATTCTTTTTACTATATTAGTTTCTGGGGCTGCTACAAACGTCAAACTAGCAGTCATACTTTTACCGGGTTGGTAGTTAAACCGATCCATTGTCTGTCTAATTACATAACCGCTAACCGCAGACGTTTGCATCGAAACTAAGCTGTCACCTGTAATATGAGTACTGCTACCTAAATTTATTTTTTCGTCAAATATTGTTGGCAGTTTATCGTAAAGCATTTTACTGTCCAATTGAGTAGCGGGTAGTCCTACTCTTAAACGACCAAAAGCATCTGTTGCAGCATTATCTCCAAACGGGGAACCGTTTATTTGCCCGTAATTTACGTCTGATACTAATAAAGCAGTTTTCGGGTATATATAGGTGGTAGATACTGAAGGAACTACTGTAAGATTATCACTATCAAATCTAGTTTGTACTTGTACAGTTGAAATTGCAGGGTAAGAGACTGGATCCGGATAAATAATAGCATTTGCTAGTCTTGAAGCAAATTCAGGATAGTTGACTGTTACTGGTGCGGCGGCTGGCATTACTATTATTTACTGTAAAAAACAAAGAAATATAATAAAATATGTTATGCATGATTATTTAATAGTAGGCACTGGTTTGTTCGGCTCTGTGTTTGCCTATGAAGCTACTAAGCGTGGTAAAAGTTGCCTGGCTTTAGAAAAACGGGATCATATAGGCGGCAACGTTTACACACGTAATGTAAGCGGTATAAATGTGCACGAATATGGAATACACGTGTTTCATACTTCTAATAAAGATATCTGGGATTATATAAACAAATTTGCAACTTTTAACAATTTTATTAATAGGCCTAAAGTTAATTATAAAGGCAAGATTTATTCTTTTCCTATTAATTTGTTTACTCTATATCAAGTTTGGGGCGTTAATACACCAGAACAAGCTATAAAAAAATTAAAAGAAAATAAATTAAATATAGAAAATCCTTCTAACTTAGAAGAGTGGTGTCTGTCAGAAATAGGTAAAGAACTATATGATATTTTTATAAAAGGTTATACGCAAAAGCAATGGATGTTAGATCCTAAAGAATTGCCTGCATCTATTATAAAGCGTTTGCCTATACGTACTGATTTTAATGATAACTATTATTTTGATATATATCAAGGAATTCCCGAAGGTGGATACACTCAAATTTTTGAAAAAATGCTCCATGGGGTAACTGTACTTAAAGGAGCGAATTATCTTGCTAATAAACAACACTGGGATACACAAGCCACAAAAGTTGTATACACTGGCCCTATAGATGAATATTTCGATTACTGCTATGGAGAATTAAATTACCGTACTACTAAATTTGATCATATTGTATTAGATAGTATAAAAGATTATCAAGGGGTTGCACAAGTCAATTACACTGATTTAGAAACTCCTTACACGCGAATTATTGAACATAAACATTTTGAATTTGGTAAGCAGGATTTTTCAGTTATAACAAAAGAATACCCTGATGTATGGAGTAAAGACAAGATTCCTTATTACCCAATTAACGACGGAAAAAACAACGCTCTCTATAAAAAATATAGAGAGCGTGCAGACTTAGAAAAGAATGTAATATTTGGAGGGCGACTTGCTGAATATCGTTATTATGATATGCACCAGGTTATTGGTGCAGCATTACATACAGTAAAGAAAGAGTTTGTAGAGTAGTTATTTCTTATCTGGGGCAATTACATCAGAAGTACCCTTCACTACGCCACCGACTAGTTCTAATCCACCTCCAATAACTTTACCGCCACCGGAAAGTACTTTACCTGCAGTATCCGACACTACACCTAAAGATTTAGATACGTCATTAGCACCATTACCGACTACATTACCAACGCCACCGATAGCTGATTGACCAATGCCTTTTGTAGATTGATATGTTGCGTCTACTGTACTGCAACCGGTTAAAACTAACAAACCTAACACAGATATTAATTTAATGGGATTCATAGGTATTAATATTTATACAAAACCAATAAGAAACCCGCCCATTGCTGGGCGGGTTCTTTGAAATACCTTTAAGAGGTATGTCCTTCTTAGAGGAAGGTTGCACCAGTGCCAGGTACGAATGCAGTACCGAGACCGGATACAATGATGAGGTGGTAGTAGAGCTGAGCACCGAAGATGTGGTCAATGACACCGTAACGGGTCATTAAGCCAACACGTGGGCTGAAGTCGTTAGGACCAACGGTACGTTGTACCAATACTGGGATGTATGGGCAGTAAACGATACCGGTGTCATAGTATTCAGCGCCCTTATAACCAAGGAGGGCGTACTCGAGCGGATTAGCGCGAGTTCCTACTTGATACTGAGCTTCAGTACGGGTATCACGGTAGACTGCAAAGCGGCCACCGAGAGTACCGACCTTAGCAATACCTACTGGCTGAGTATTGACGTTGCCTTGTACAGAGAACCATTGGAACTCTGGAAGCATTTCAAGCATTGCGCAAACGCGTGGGGTAGCAACGATGAAGTTAGCAGCACCACGAC